TAAAGTTAAAATTGAGGTTAATATTAAATTTAGTAGCTTATTTAATTAAATCAAGTATTAATTTAAAATAATTACTTCCGAACCATTTTTTAAAGTTGCCATTGCTTTTAAATTAAAGCCTAGTTTTAAAAAATAATAATATAACATATTTTTATTATAAATAAAATCCTTGGCTTCAATATCTAGCATTTTAAAAAGCTTAATAAAAGCTAAATCAATTTTATTAACTTTACCAGCCCCGCCAACCATTACCAACCGCACGCCCCTTTTTAATTTATCATTGTATAAATTACTTGCATAAATTAAAACTGCCCCGTTTTTGTTAATTTCAATTTCTAAAATTAACTCGTTTTTTTCTTTTATTCTTTTTAAAATATTATTCATAGTTTTTTTAATTAAAGTTAATTTTTTAAATAATCAATCTTATTAATTTTACAAAATTTAATAAGGTTTTTAATTGTGAATTTAAGAGTTTTATTTAATTCATTTTGTTTTACATATTCTTTTAAATCATAAACACTAATTAAATAAAATACCAATTCACCACTAACCGAGCAATTTACACTCAAGATAAAATCTAAATCATCAAGAGGCGATATAAAATTATCTAATTCTTCAATTAGTTGGTTTATATCATTTTCATTAATTTTTTTATTTTGTTTTTTTAAAAATTTATTAAATTTTTTTTTGATTAAGTCAAAATCTTGTATTTTCATATATTTTTTTAATTAAAGTTTATAAAATTCTACAAAATCATTTATGTTTTGATTTTGCTTAAAAAATTTAGCTATTTTATTTAATCTACATCGTAACCGATAAAATTATCTTCATTAATTAAAAGATAATAATATCCATTACCGCAACCCCTAAATTCTTTGTTGAAGTAGCCAATAAAATCGCCATTTTCTTTTTTTGTAAATTGCAAGCTGCCATCATATCCATTAAATTCAAATCTTGATAGACTAAAATCTTTTTTTTCTTTTATCGCTTCAATTACCATTTCTTGATACTCCTGCCTTAATTTTGAGAGTATATTTTTTAGTGTTATTACTTGCCCCTCAATCCAATTTCCAGAAGTTATACCATATTTATATAAATCTTTTTTCCCTTCAGCTTCCCATTTTTCCCTTGAATCTGGAATTGATAAACAATCCCGAATAAAATCATTAATAAAACCAGCTTTTAAAGCTTGCTTTCTGTATTTTGCTACTAATTTATAATTTTTATCATCTGGATTGATAATAATTTTTTCTTTTATTTCTTTAATTTGTTCTAAATGATAGCTTGTAATTTGATAGCCTCGCCTTGAGCTTCCTTTTTTATAATAACATAGCCCTCCATAATCACCACTAGCAATAAAAAGTCTTAATTTTGTGTTATTTTTTAAAATTATCGAGTCAGCCTTGCCATCTTTATGTAATTGTTTTAATTGTTCTAAAATCATATATTTTTTAATTAAGGTTAATATTAAATTGATTTTAAAGCCCTAGGGCTTCCATTTCTTCAAAAATTGGTGTTAAGTCTATTTTAGACTTATTTTTATTATTTAAATAGCAAATTGCATTTTTTCCAGACCATTTACATTTGAAAAATTTATTAATATAATTACATTGCATATATTTTCTATTTATAATTTTAAAACTATCAAAATTTTTTAAGTCTAGTTTTATTTGATTATCCAACGACCAATTTTCGTGATAAATTTTTATAAATTCTGGCCCGCTTTCATATACTGACCCTTCGGATATATCATAATGATTTATAATATAATGTTGAGCTTCAAAATCGTTTAAAGCTTCAAAAAAACTGGCTTGTTTTGTATAAGTATTAAAATATAAATACTGATTTTTATTTGACATAGTTTTTTAAATTAAAGTTTATAATGAAAATTTATTTATTAAATATTGAATACAGCCCGCAGATTGACCGCAATAATACCCATATTCCTCTTCTAATTCATCATCAAGATTTTGTAAATCTTGCGAGGTTAAATGTTTGACAAAAATATTTTTGTTTTTTGTCTCAAAAATTAATTTATAATCATCATTTTTAAAACAATATTCAATATAAAAATTTTTATGGTTTAAAGCAAAATCAACTAAATATCTTTGAAAAAAATAGGTTTCTTTTAAATCATTAAGAATTTTATGCATTGCCGCCGCTCTTAATTCTTTTATCTCGTCTAAATCAATATTTTCTAAAATTATTTCATTATCTTTTATTTGATTTTCGATTTTGTCAGCAATGTCGTTTTCGCTTAAAAAATCATCTTCAATTTTTTTTAATAAATATTTTATATTTTCTTTATCTTTGACCCCGGCATTATAAATTAAATCCTTGTTTTTTTTAACTTGATTTTTAATAATGTTTTTTACTGCATTTTTATTAATTTTTATCATATATTTTTAATTAAAGGTTTATAAAAAGTTTTTTTGTGGTGTTTTGGTTAATAATTAATAATTATTTATATTTTTCTAAATTGTTTAATTCCTCCCTTGCCTCGTCAATTTTTTTATTTAAATCAAGAATATAATCGGTCATTAATTTAGTTGCTTCCTCGTCTAATTCTTCAGCCCCTTCAAAATCTTCCCTGCCAACAATTTCAAAATTTTTTATTAAATAAATTCCATTATCGCCGCAAGAAAAAGCTTTTTTATTACAGCCAAGGCTCAAATTGCCGCCTAAAAAATTCCCAATAATCTGGCACATCCTAGCCACTCCGTAGCTATCAGCCCGCAAATTCATTTTTTTAGCTACATTTAAAAAGGCTTGAACGCTTGAACGCCCGCCGTTCCAATGTAAATAAATGGTTGGTTGGTCAATATCATCGATAAATTTTAAAACTGCTCTGTTTCCCATAAATATAATAATTAAGATTAATAAAAAAGTTTTTTTGTGGTGTTAATAAACCGGCTTTTTAACTTGCCTTTTTTGTATAAAAAATTTTAATTTCTTCAATAAAATTATTGATTTTATTTAAGACCGCCTCGTGAGCAGTTTTAATGTTTTTTTCAGTTGCTCGGGGCAATCCAGAGCCTACCGATTTACTAAAATCGCTAAAAATAGCGGTTTCAAATGCAACATAATTAGGGGCAATTTGCTCTTCCGTGCCAACTGTCAACCAGGTTTTAACCTCTCCATTTCCTTTTGAAGTTGATATTTTTAAAACTCTTGACCCACCAAGCTCAGGCAGTTTAATCGTTGTGTTGGCTTGTTTATTGTTGTAAGTGTAATTATTCATATATTTTTTAATTAAGTTAGTAAAAGCCCCATTATTTTTTATAAATAACAAGCTAAAAACCTATTTTTAAATAGATTTTAAGGTTATTATTTAGTTAAGTAGCTTGCTACTTTAAAAATTGATTGTAGCAAGCTAAAAACTTGTTTAAATTTTATCTAAAAATAATCTATATTTACCGCCAAAAAATTCGCAATCATCCATTAAATATTTGAAATTATTTTTAAATTTTAAATCAAAATATTTTTTTTTTGTAATTTCATTTTGACCCAAAAAAAACTTTACTTTTTTAGTTTTATAATTACAGACCATAGCAACCATTTTATTATTTTCTTTAAATTGCGATATAAATTTTTTTTAATATTTCATAAATTTTTTATTTAATTTTAAAGACTTTAAAAAAATAAGTTGTTACATCCTCGTAATAATTATTGATATTATTTGCCATTAATTCCTTTAAATAATACTTAGCATTTTCAAGGCGGGAGTCATCGTCCGCCCCCTCGTAGTTATTGACATAATCGCGGGCAAATTCTGCCAAGACTTCCCGGCCATAGTTATAAGCCTCTTTATTAGTTAAAGTTGAAGTTTCAAGCCCTAGGTTATCAAGCTCTCTAGCTTGAGTTGCCCCGTTTTTTTGACCATAAAATTTTATTCTATATTTTATTCTATACATAATTTTTTAAATCAATTGTTAATTTTTTAAAGTTGCCGGGAGGTTATAAAGCCCCCCAGTTTATTTTATTAATTTTCCAAGCCTTTCAAGCCTTGCCCCTTGTATTCTTGCCTGCCGTGCCTCGCTACTATCTCGCTATAATTCAAGCCGCTTTTTATCGGTTTATATTTGAAATTTTCCCCGCCGCTATACCATTTTTTTTGCTTACTACTCCACCTCAAGCCCGCCTCTTTTAATTTGTCAATTATTGCGGTTTCTGGTTTATTTTCAAAACTAATCCACAGCCACCGCCCGACTATATCAACACCAACTCCCGGCAAATTAAACAAGAAAATTAATTTATCTAACAAGCCCGTTAATTGCCCCGGCCTTTCCTTGTTATCTTCGCCGTTGAATTTGTAAAACACCTCCTCAAATTCTGCCCGCATTGCTTTAAATTCCTCAGCATCGCCGCCTAAATCTGGATGCAATTTTTTTGCTAATTCTTTATATTTTTGTTTTAGACTATCAAGCCCCAAAATATTAATAAAATATTTGTTCATAATGTTTTTATTAAATGTTAATATTATTTATTAATTTTTATTTTTATTCTAAAATCTGGCAATTGCTAAAGTTGCCGGCAATTTCTTTATTTATTTTATCAATTACTTGAATTATTAAATTATGATGCTCAACCATTTCATTAGAATTATTAAAACGAGTTTTATTAACATAGACCGAACCGCCCCCGTTGCCGTCGCTGTAGTGTTCAAGTAAATTAATATTATTATAATTTTTTTTAAATTCATAATCATCGATATAAATTAAAAAATCTTGATAATCCTTAATTTCTCTAGTTTTATTAAAAAGCAAGATTTGCCCGGTTAAATAACCGTTTTTAGTCGTAAATTTTAAAAATTTATCATTTTTAAAATTTATTAAGTATTCTTTAAAGTCTAGTTTTGTATTTTTCATAAATTAATTAATTAAGTTAGTATATTTAAATTATTAAAACCTTGTTTTTAAAGCCGTTAAAATAAAATTTATAGCTACTTACTAGCTAGCAAGTTAAAAACCGCTATAAACTTAAATTTACCGCCCTAAAATTGATTTTGATAATTTAGAAAGTTAAAAAGTTTTTTAATTGTATTTTTTTATTAAAAAATACTAAAATTTGATTATTCTTAATAATAATATTATTTATTTTTAAATTATAATTATTATTAATGTTTATTAATTCCTGTAATGTTACAAGTTGATTGTTTAAGTAAAATTTCATAAATTTTTTATTAGTTATTAAGTTTATTAGTTATTATTAAAGATTATTAGTTATTATTAAAGTTCATTAGGAACCATAATAATCAATATAATCTTTTTTTATTAATTCTTGCTCTTTTTTTCTTTTTTTAAATAATTCATTCCTTATAAAAATTCTTACAATTTCAAGTTCATCATCCAATTCATTTAATTCAATCGTAAAATAGTGAATATCTAAAGCCCCGGCGAGCTCGCGCAAATCGTTTATTCTTTTACCTAAAATTTTCCTGCTTTGTTTTTTTGCAATCGTCGGACTTCCAAAAATTTTAATTAAATATTTTAAAGAGCTTCCTGAATGATAATAACCGTTTGTGTGTCCAAAATTAGATATTAAAGAGTTTTTAATATCACGTAAAGTACTAGTATCCAATAAACCATAATTTGACAATATCAAATTCCAAGCTTCTGAGTTGTTTTTTAAATTTTCTATATTTTTTATTGTGTTGAATTCCATAATGTCCCCGTTGTTAAGTTATTAATTTAATTTAAGCCGTTTTTATCTAAATAATGTAAATAATTTTTGTAGCTTTCCTCTGATTCAAAAATTGTATTTGGTGGTCTTGTCAAATCGCTATATAGTGCATAACTTAACAAGATTGTTATTATTAAAATTATTTTCATAAAGTTATAAATTAAAGTTAATAGAATCTTGATTATTAATTTAATTTAAATTCTTTTAAGAATTTGTTCAAGTCGTCAAAATCGTCGAAACGTCCAACACTTTCACAATAAGAATCACAATTCTCCAAAAAATCGTCCACTTTTTTAATTGTAGTTCTAACTTTTTTACAGTTTCCAACTACAAAACCTTCCTTTGTATATCGATAGTTCTCAAATTCAAGAGTAGCATTGCCATTCTTAAATTGTTTTAAATAAATTGTTTTGAATCTATTAGCGTTGTCGATGCGTTCATTAAATAGAATAGTTGACATAAAATTAAAATTAAAGTTTATAGAATTCAACAAAATCATTTATGCTTTGATTTTGCTTAAAAAATTTAGTTATTTCTTTTTTAGCTCTTTTATTAGCTTCAAAATCACTGAAATGACTAAAGCTTAATTCATCTAAAAGTTTATTATTTTTATAAAATTTTAAACAATCAATTGACTTAGCTCCTAATAAATCCACAGCTTTGTGAGCTGTCTTTTTATTTATAAAATACCATTTTATTTTGTAATACATAAGTTTTTAAATTAAAGTTAATAAATTATTTAGCTAAATCATTGAACAATGATAGCGCAATAAACGAAGTTAAAATAATTACTGTAGCAATCATTAAAAATTCTTTAGTTGCTTGAAAAATTAAATTAATAGTTTCTTGCAAATTTTCTTTTTTATAAGCCATAAATTTTTTTTTAAGTTATTATTTAAAAGATTTTTTATTTATCTTTTTGTTATATAAATATAATAACTTACTTTATTTATAATGTCAAACATTATTTTAATCTTTTTTTAAGTTTTTTATTTTGAAACAATAACTTGATGGAATCAATAAAATCAAGGCTTTACAAGATTTTTTTTATTTAATTTTATTCAAATTAAAATATTTTTTTAAAATTATTTTAATATTTTTTTTATTAATTCCATAAAAATTTTAAGTTTAATTTATAATATTTTTATTAACTTATATTATTTTTATTAATTTTTATTAAGTTTTATTTAAAAAAATTATGTCAAGAGTTTTTTTTGTTTTGTCCCGTTTTAGCTGTCAAGTATTAATTGATTTTTATTTTATTTTTTTGTTTTTTGTTCCAATTTGATTTTGTTATTTTATTTATTAGAAGTTATTAAGTTTTAATGATTTTTATTTATTTAATGTAATTATTTTTTAATAGTTATTAATAATTTTAAATGATTTTGATTAATTTAAATAAATGTAAATAAATTTGAATAAATTTGAATAAGTCTTACTACAATCTAACTCTCTCTAATTTTCTTAATAAACTACTCCTGTCTTTAATATTTTCTAATAATCTTATTAATTTTCATCAATAAATATTAATCTTATTTATTATTAATAATAATATTAATCAATAATAATAATATTAATAAATAATTTTTATAATATTTATATTATTTATTATTAAAATATTATAAATAAATAATTGTTATTAAATTTATTATTTTTAAACAATATCTATTTTTATTTTGTAAATGTTTATAACTTATTGGAAGTAGTAGGATTATTAAAAAAAAATATAATTATTATAAATTAATATAAAATAATAATTGTTATTAAAAAAAATATATTTGTTTTTAATTGGTTTATTGTTTTGGAAGGGGCATAAAATTTGATTGGGAAGAGGGGGGGCGGGGGGCGGTGGAATAACCTACTTACACAACTCCCACTAATTTTTAATGCTTTTTTTAACTATACTTACACAACTCAGTTTAATTTTAGATGCCACTCAACTCATTTCAAAAATAGATGTTTTTTCACTTTTCTCACTCTCTCTTTTAAAAAACTATTTAAACTTAATTTTAAACACACTAGCCCCCCTGTTTGAATCTATTGGCTATAACACCACATCTACAAGATAAAACACATATATTATAATTCTAGGAAGATTTCTTAAGAGATTATTTGAAAGGAAAACTTTGTAAGCCTATTTATTATTATTGAAATAATATTTTTATTAAAAGAGATATGAGTTGATTTCAATAATGGACATAAATAGTCTTCTCCTCAATTATACTGAAGACCCCGTGTATCTAAATGAATAAAAGTGTTTATTATTAAGATACACTTCCCCATAAGTGTTATATTTTGTCAAGTTATTTATTTTTGTCAAGTAGTATTTTATTTTTTTTTATAGTATTGATTTTATTGGTTTTAAAAGGTATGTGATTGTCCGAAGTTAAGTTAGAGTAAGGTTTTAAAAGTTCTTGACTTGTAAAAGGTTTATATTATTGTTGTTATTATGTTTAATGTTAAATAAATGTATTAATTATAATAATATGGAAAACAATAGAAATGAAGGTCATTATTTTAAAAATGAATATACTAGTTCTGAGAAAAATAAAAGAGCTAGGAAGGAAGCTGAAGAGTATTCAAATTATATAAATGGTATTGAATTTAAAAGTGATGAAGAGTTGGAAGCTGAGAAAGCTCCCGGACTTCTTATTGATTTTAATGATAAGATATTAGAAAGGATTCTTGAATTTACTTCTTTAGGTTATAGTATTAAAAAGGTTTCTAGTATTAAAGGAATGCCACCTGCTGACCATATTAGACAATATAAAGCTAAGAATCCTAATTTTAGAATAGAGTTTGAAAAACAACAACAAATAGCAACTTCAAGTATAATTGATAAACATTCTGAGTTTCTTGATGATTTTAAAGATGGTAAATCTGTTCTTAGTGATTTAGGTGCTAAAGTATATCTTGGAAGTTTAGAAAGTTCGATTAAACTTAGAGACCCTGAAAAGCATAATACTTCTACTAAGGTTTATAATAACACTCAAAATAACATTCTACTTAATGAACCTGAAAAGATTGTTGTAGCAATTAAACAATTATCTAATTCTCTTGATAAAAGGCAATTAATTGAAATTCAAAGGGAAATAGCTAGGAAAATTGATTTAATTGAAGATTCTGAGGCTCAAACTCTACTTAATTAAGCCTAAATCCCATTTTCTTACAAGAAAACCACCTAAATCATTGTAAAATTCTATAATTACCATAGGATTTTGGGCGAAAATCTTAGAATCTCGCCCTTTTTTTGGAATATAACTCATTTTTTTCCATTTATTTTTACTATTTATACCTATTTTTATATATAATTTCCCTTTATTTCTTTTAAATATCTCTTCAAATTCCTTGTATTTTAACTCTCTAACTTTTTCTACTTGCATAATATATTTTTTTATTAATAATCATTAATGTTTTATAAAACATAATTTTAAAATAAATGTTTAGTTTTTTCAATAGAATCTTTTCTTCTAGGGGCAAAAGCTATTATGTAAGTGTTCTTCCTTCAGGTGAGAAAGAATTTGCAGTAGCCGTTTCTTTAGATGAATATATGGAGTATTATCGCACTTGCGCCCCTGTTGCCACGGCTATTGATATGATAAGCCAAGGTGTTGCTTCAATTAAACCTTATGCTTCAAAAGATAATAATTTAAATTTAAGAAATGATTTTCTTGAATTTTTGGCTAAACCTAATTCTTGGCAGACCTACCAACAATTTGTTAGTGAAGGCTTAGCCCATTTTTTTTCTTGTGGCAATAATTTTATTTTGATTAAAAGTAAAAATGATAAACTACAATCAATAGAAAATATACATCCTCGTAGAATATCCTTTTTTGAAAGTGAATTTGCTACAAAACAATTACACCCTACCAAGATTAAAGTTCAAAATATCAATGGTTTAGAAGATGTTTATGAATATAAATTAAAAAGAGGAAGATTAGGTTATTTTTTAAATAATGATGAGTTAGTGGTATATAAAGAAGCATCTGACCCCAATGGAATAATCCCCTTTTCTACTTTTCTAGGTAAATCATCATTAACTTCCGTTGAAAAAGAAATATTGTTGTATAATGAAGCTAATATACATAATAAAAGTGGTATGGAAAAGGCTTTAACTGCTGATAAAATTGTGACTCTTGACGAAAACTCTAATTTTGCTGCTTTTAACACTGATGAGCAAAGAAAGAATTTACAAAATGAATTATCTAATCAATTTTCTGGAGCTAAAAATTCAGGCAGAACAATTATTTCTTTAATTAAGTTAAAGATTCAAGATTTGAAAAATCAATTTGTTGCTAAAGATATGGATTTTTCTGCTCAGAAAATGAATTCTGAATTACAAATATATAAGAAATTCGAAATACCCTTATCTTTGGTTAATTCAGTTACCTCCAATTCTCAAAATATTTTAGAGCAAGCAAATTTTAATTTATATGAAAGAGTGATTATTCCCCACTTTAATAATTACTTTAGCTTTATTAAAAATTCTATTTACAATAATTTTACTTATAAATCTATTGATAATTTTACCTATAAATTATGGGATATTTTACCTTTAAGAAGTAAATTAATTGATAATGCTTTAAATTTAGATAAAGGTAAATTCTTATATAAAAATGAATTAAGAAGTTTATTTAATATGCCAACAAATAAAGGATTAGACATCTTTTTTATGGACGGCAACCAAGTTCCAATTGGTATTGATGCTAAAGATAAAGAAATGATTGGCGAACCTCTTATTGATTATAACAAAAATAGGGGAAGTAGTGATGTAAATTCTAATAATAAAGTTTTAAAAGCAGTTGAAACTTATAAGCCAACTGAAGAAATGGCAAGAGCGGCAACTAGAGCTTTAGAATGGAGACAAAAATATGGTAGAGGTGGCACGGCTGTTGGAGTTAAAAGAGCCAATCAATTAAAGAATAGAGAAAATCTTACACCTACAACTATTAGAAGAATGTATTCCTTCTTTTCAAGACACGGCAACTATCGCTCAACTCATTACGAATTTAGAGATGGTGAACCTACAACTTGGAGAATAGCTTGGGATTTATGGGGTGGGGATGCAGGTAGGACTTGGGCTACCAACATTTGGGAAAAGTTAAAAGATTAATAATATTTATTAATAACTTCTAATAGTTGAATTTAAAAAACTATTTACTTCTTTAGTAAAAATTTATCATAAACTTTTTTTGCAACTTTAGCTATCATTAATGGCGGAACACTCATTCCAATGATATAGTTATATTGCTGATTTAAGAAATTGTAGTCTTGTGGAAAAGTTCCAATGCAACAGCTTTCAAATCTATTTGGTTTTCTATATTCATCAAATAAGTATAAAGCATCACCATTGCTAGTGTAAGTATCGCATACCTTATTAGCATAAACATATCTATTATTGAAACATCTTGTCTTACCTTCTGTTCTCATAATTGTATCTGCAAAACTTGTATCACCAATTTCTCTCTTAAGCCAATATTCTTTCATCTTACCATCACTTATTTTTCTATCATTAACTCCTTGTTGATAAAATTCACCAAATAAAATTGGCTTTTCATTGAAATCTAAATTGAGGTCAAAAATATTCTTATTCAAATCTTTGCGAACACAAATAAAAAAAACTCTTTCCCTTCTTTGAGGAACTCCCATTTTAGAAGCATTTAAAACATAATGATTGCAAGTATAACCAATCTTATCTAGCTCTTGATAAATCCTTTTAACATAATCTTTAGCTTTGCCCATTAAAATACCTTTTACATTTTCTGCAATAATTATTTTAGGTCTTAATTTTCCAGCTAAATCGATAAAGTCAAAAGCTAAAGTATCTAATACTTGCATTTGTTGACCTTCTCTAAATTTCTTTTCTTTTCCCCATTCTTTCTCTCTACTACCAGCCATTGAGAATGAAGAGCAAGGAAAGCTACCATCTAAAATATCTAAATTAAATAATTCTTCAGGTAAATCATTTCTATTCTTGAAGTATTGAATTGGTTCTAAGAAATTATATTTTGGTTTATGGTTCTCAATATAAACCTCCATCATCTTTTTATCTATTTCATTACAACCAATAACATCGAAGCCAGCTAGTTTATAGCCCATTGTGCTACCACCACCTCCAGCAAAACAAGAAAATACCTTGCCTTTATCTTTGGTAAAATTTGTATCTTTTAAGTTCCAGTTATAGTTCATTGTTATACAATTTAATTATAAAATCTTGCCACTCACTAATGTTGACTTGCTCAGGATAATTAGAATTCCTTGCTAAATTTTCAATTTCAAATACTAAATCTTCTAGCTTTTCAGCAATATTATCATTAACATAATGATAATTACCTTTTTTAATTTCTTTTATAAATTCAGAATCTTTTAAAGGAAAAATAAGGTCATTAGTTGTATACAACTCTTTTAATTGATAACCAACTCTAAAAGCGTGTGAGATGGCTTTCCAGTCAATTCCTTCATTAGCTTGTGCCATTTTTGCTCTAGCACCATAAGAATCATAAAACTTTTGTATTGTTGCTCTTGCATATAACACATTGGTATCAGCCATTAATTTTTTTCCGCAAAAATCAAAAGCTCTTTTATCTTTAGCTTGACAATTGTCAATATCATATCTTTTAGAATATTCACCGTCTGGCAAGTGTTCCCAAAAATAAGCAAGTTTCACATTGTCATTATAATTATTTAGAACTTTTAAAATTTTTTGAGCCTCTTCTAATTTAGAGCCTCTTATTCCATATTTTGCTGCTTGTCCTCTACAATAACCAACATACGATTTTAAGCTTTTAATATAAAACTTAGCTCTATTTTTTCTTATATATTCCCATATCTCACTTGATTCAATTAATGCTGAGTCTGGAGCGTGAATCATATCAAGAAATGCTGTATCACCATTTTTACCAAGTTCTAATAAAAAATATTGTAGCGAATATATTTCCGAGTCAAAATCTTCGTTTGTATTTTTTGCAGTTGAGTCAGATTTGCTATTATTCACAATACTTTTCTTAACCGTTCCCAATATACAATCTTCTAATTTTGGCAAATATACGCCCTTGTAATCTTTATCAGATGACTCAGAATTGGTGCCATAAAGATGACTACCAAAATTCATTTTAACAATTATTTTCATAATTCATTATTTTTTACTTTTTCATATAATCCAGGGTTTTTATGGAGGTTGCCAATTAATTTTGGTTTGAATTCACTCTGAAATTCTCTCTGCATAAACTTTGAGAAATCTTCAAACCAATTAACTTTTCTTAGATAAACGTCATCTCCGTCATTTATAATTAAAACAAACCTCCCATTACCATAAGTTCTGCCATCAAACAAACCATCAAAGCGATTTAGCGGGTCTTTTTCATCTTTTAGAAAAATATCATCCTTTTTTGAATTATCAAAAAAATTTACTATTTGAACGGAATTTTTACCAAAAATAAATCCAGCTCTAAAAGATAGAAAACTATCTTGAAATTCACCATAAATTGCATAGCAAGCCTCAGCAAGCCCTATAAACCCTACAAACTTTCCTTCTGAATTATATTCTGCTAATTTTAAATCTATCATATATTTTTATTTTTTAATTCCTTTACATTGTATTCCGCTTATATCTTCAAGATTTGGTTTGGGAACATTACTATTCTTATCTTTTTGTATCTCTACAATCTGAGGTTGCCCACTAGCCCAAATATTCATTTCAATTGTTAAATCAATAGCTTCTTTAACTGATTTACCTAGATACATTGCCATATAAGCCTCTTTAAATCCAGCTCCATCAGTCGCAAAATCATCTTCTAAAATTTCATAAACTGCACCACATCGTAAATGAAATAATTTTTTTTCAAAAACTAAGAAATAATGATTATCGACTTTACCATCTTTTTCAATATTTTGTTCTTTTAGCCATTTACCAAAATCAATAAAAAATCTTTGTATTCCTAATTGATCACTTCTTTCTGGCTTTCTTGTTTGACAAAATAAACCAAAATTAATAATTTCACTTACTGAACCAGTGCCAGAGTAAATAATATCATTCACTGACATTATTTTAAGTCGGTTTTTATGGTTAGTTAAATGAATTTTATGATAATCACCATAAAAAGTTCCCGTGTCTGCTCCTAAGATAATTTTGTCTTTGGTGTTTTGTGCTACTAATACTGTCATATTTTTATTTATTAATTATTTTAATGGTTTATTTAGTTCTTCTTCTAATTTTTTATTTTTTTCTCTTAAATCTTTGATTTGATTTAAAAGAGTTAAAATTGTTTTATAACAATTTCTAATTCCTTGAACATCTTTAACATACCATTGCGAGTATCCTGAAATGCCAAGTATATTTTTATTGAATTCTTTTTCTAAATATTTCTTTTTTGCTTTCTTTTGTTTAGCTAATGCCTGACGATATTCTAAATATTCTAAATTATTTATATCTAAAAATTTATCAGGTTCTTTTTTACCACTCAACATATTTAATTCTACCAACATTGGTATATGTTGTTTTAACTTTCTAATAAAATTTGTTGTATTAGTAAATTTAGAATCTTTATCGTCCATATAATATATTTTAGTTTAAATTAAAGTAAAAGCAAGTTTTATATTTACAATTTATTAATAAAAAATAAAATGTCAAATAATTTTATTAATTTTTAATATCTTATGTCCAAAAACTTTATAAGAAAAACTTTTAACATTGACTTAACTCAAAAAGATTTAAGCAATGAAGATGATAAGTATTTTAATGTATCTGGCTTGGTTGCTGGTTATAACAATATTGACCACGATAATGATATTTTGGTTAAAGGTATTTTTGATGATAGCATTCAAAAAAGATTAAATGCTAATCGTCCTTTTCCAATATTATTTAACCATAAAAGCGATAGACCTATTGGAATTGCTACTGAGTTTAATTTTGATAGACAAGATGGCTTAGCTTCTACTGCCAAGCTTATTAAAGAAAGTGAATTTGTATCTAAAGAAATTATTCCACTTGTAAAAGGTGGAGCTATTAGTGAATTTTCAGTAGGATTTTTAACTAGAGAATCTGATTATGATTCTAAAACTGGTATTAGAACAATTACCAAAGGTGAATTAATTGAATATTCATTAGTAGTTAAAGGAGCTAATGATAATGCTCTTGTGGAAAACTTTAAATCATTTTTAAATGAAGTTAAAACCATTAGAGATGCTGAAGATTTATTAAGAGAAAGATGTGAATTATCTTCAAGCGATGCCAAGGCTTTTATTGCCTTGATTAAGAGAATTTCTAATCAACGAGAAGTTGAGGAAAAAATGGAGCGGGAAGCTTCACCAATATCTGAAAATGATATTGAAATAATGTTAGACAATTTTGCTATCAATTTAGCAATTAACAATTTTAACCCTAAAATTAAATTATAATATGGAAGGACAAGAAAACAAAAATTCTGTATCAGAAATATCTAAAAAACTTGATGGTATTCAACAAGGTTTAGAAACTTCTGTTAAAGATATTAAAGAAAATTTGGTTAATCAAACCAAATCTATAGTTGATTCTGAAATTAAAAAAATCAATGAATCAGTTGAAACTCAATTCAAAAAAATTAACGAAAGTAATGATAAATTCCAAAATACTGTTGAGGAATTTGTTAATAACACTAAAAGTTACACTCAAAAAGAATCTAGTGGTTTATCTGAAGTTGAAAAAAAAGAATTTGCTGAAGTTATTAAAACAGAAGTAGATTTATTGAACCCAGTATCTATTAAAACAGACTCTGGTAAATTTTTCAAAAAAGGGAAATTTAAAGCTTTTATTAATACTTCTGATAACTCTCACGCTGGTTTATTTTTCAATGGAGAAACTCAAATTGGTAATATTATTGAAAAATTAGCTACTGTTAACCCAATTATTGACTTAGTTAGAAATTTCTCTACTAATCAAGTTATTGGCGGATTAGCTTTTAATCTTATTGATAAATCTGCGCCAAATTCAGTTAATGGAAAATTAGCTAATGAAGGTGGAACTGCTAAAGAAATGAAAAAAAGCAAAGGCAAAAAAGTTCGTTTTTATCTAGGAAAATATATTGCTAAAGACTATATCACTGCAGAAGCATACGAAGCTTTACAACAAGGTCAGTATGATTTTGATTGGTTGTTATCTGAATTTGCTGCTATTGAGGAAAATGATAGAAAAGAAATTTCTGCTTCAATTATGAACGGAGTTCTTCAAGCTGAAACTCAAGGTATTAAAGGAATAATTCCTGCAATTCAACAAACAACTTCAGCTAATTCAAATTTCCAAAGATATTTAAGTGCTGCTCAAGGGGTATTTACTTTTAATGATTTTGATAAATTTATTCAAAAATTTAAAGTAGGTTATACTCTTAACCCAGGATTTGCTTGTTTAATGGACAAAGGTGTTTTAGCTTCTATGTTTATAACTGAAGGAACTGATGGTCACCAAAAAACTGAAAGATTTGTTTATGCTGATGATGGATTGATGAAAATTAAAACTGCTCAAGGTTTAATTAGAATTATCCCAGTAGATACAAATACTGATGCCAATAAAGTTGATGAAAATGATGGTTTCGCTAAATATAATCTATTTAATGACGACTTTACTGCTCAAAATAATCCTGCGACAACTGGATTTGTTGGAAGTGCAGGTCCTGATTCTGGTAAGCTTGCTTGCGTTGCAGGTTTGTTTAATGAAGCATATACTTTAGCTACAAGCACTGTTGTTAAAACAGGTGTTGCTAGTTCATTTAAAGATGAATTAGAAGATGGCGAATTTGTAATGGGTAAAGTATCTTATAGAGCTGGTAATGTAACTAAAGAAGAAGCTTTAGGTATTGCAGTTCTTAAAAATTAATTAAAAATATAAAGGAGAAAATATGAATCCATTTGATAAATATTCTGGTGATGTTTTAATAACATTAAAAGAAAATACTACTTTAACTACTAGCACCGCTACTCTACCAAGTGATGCATTAACTTTAAGAAATGCAAGCTTTGGAAGTTTAGGTTCTAATATTAAAGCTTTTTTAGAAGTTGTTAGAACTGCTGGTTCTATTGAAATTTTAAATATTGAGTTTGACTCAGTAAATACCTTCAATAGCACTGATTTAGTTACTTATAGTGCATCAAACTATAAGACTTCAATCTATTCTAATGATAGAACTTCTGATGTTGAACCATTTGCTCAAACTAAACTGATTGCAGATGGCAAATCATCAATTGCTTTTTCAAATCTAGCTAATTCAACTCATAAATTTGTTAGGTTTAATGTTAAGACTGTTGGTTTCTCTGGAACTTATAGACTTAATGTTTTAACAGAATCATTGACAAACCCACTTAAACAAGTATAATTTTTTTACTTATCCACCCTCTTTAATTAGGGGGTGGAATTTAACTTAAATAATTTCCAATATGAAAATAAATTCAGTTCTAAAAGAAAATATTAATCAATCAAAAATTTATGAAATAATTGAATAATATGTATTTCCTAATAGCTATCCTATTTTAGAACAAGGTTTTTATACTGAAAATTATTTAAAATTAATTATCGGTGAATCATTTGAATTTGCTTTAAATTGCACTAACTTTAAGGATTTCATAAAAGAAAAAACTTTAGATGAAATTAATAATATTAAAGAAGAAATTGTTGAAGAACCAACTGAAGAACCAACTGAAGAAGTAGTTGAAGAATTAACTCAAGAAAAAGAAGTTAAAGAAAAAACTACTAAAGAATTAAAAGATAATAAAAAAAATACTAAAAATAGAAAATAATGTTAAATTTTAGGCAACCAACTGAATACATAATTACTTCTCAAACAAATGAGTTGCCTTTAACATTAACAGAGGTTAAAAATCATTTAAGAATAGATTTTACCAATGAAGATGATTATTTAACTCATTTAATTAAAGTTGCTAGCACTTTCTTTGAAGACATAACAGGAAGGTCTTTAATTACTAAAACATATAAAACTTATATTGATAAATTTCCTCAATATAATGTTGGTATAAAAATAAGGAAATCTAAATTACAAAGCATTGTTTCGATACAATTTAAATTAAACAATGTATTAACAACTTACACAAGTCAAAATTATTATTTTAACGAATCTACAAGATTTTCTGAAATTTTGTTAATAACTAATAATCAGTATCCTGATTTTATTGATGAAATTAAAAATTGTGTTGCAATTACTTTTACAGCTGGATATGGTGCAACTAATGCCAACATTCCTAGCGATGTAAAACAAGCACTACTAATGTTTATAGCTAATTACTATATGAATAGAGGAGATGTTAATTGCAATCATTATTCATTAGCTATTAATAATTTTAGACCTTATATAATTGAAATTATTTAAGATATGCAAAATTGCGGTTATATTACTTCACCTAAAAGTAAAGTCTCAATTGGTGATTTAAACACACCTATTCAAATAATTGCTAGACACCAAACAAGAAACAACTTGCAAAACAATCAAGATATAAATGCAATTCTTAGTGTTTATGCTACTTTTTGGTCTAAACAAAAAACAATTAATGGTGAAGAAGTTTTTGATGCAACAAATTCCTTAGGCAAAATTACTGATGAATTTTATATTAGATTTAACAAAGATAAACCTATAAAAAAACACCACTACTTATTAAACCCTGTTAATAATCAGGCTTATGACATAGTTGATATTAAACAAGATGTTCATAATCAACACACATTCACAGTTTTAAGATGTGTTCACAAAGGCGATAATCAATATAAAATCAATATAAAATGAGCAATATTAAAATATCACTTAAAACATCATTAAACAAATTAGAAATTACCCCTGAAAATGTTAGAAAGTTTTTAAATGCTTATAAAAGGGGAAAAAGGAATGGCTTAAAAAATGCTGGTAATTTTATGGTAAATAAAATTAAACAGGAAATGACCCTTAAAAAAACAGGGACTTTATATGTTCCACCAGCTTGGGGTTTAAAAAGAAAACATAGAGCTTCAAATAGAAATGGCAGAGAAAGTTCTGCTATTTATGATGGTAAATTATATAGGTCAATTTATACTCAATCTGCTGGAAATAATCGTCAAGTTATTGGTTCTGATTCCTCCATAGCTAAACACGGAGCTTTACAAGAATTTGGTGGTACTAATTCACTTGGAAAAGTAATTGCACCTAGAAACAATATATCGAGACCATTAAAACAAAATAAATTAGCGATTAGAAACAAAATTATAGCTTCTATTAACCAAAGCCTTAAAAAACTATGAAATACCTTGTAATCGCTTTTATTCTTTTATTACCAATAAATTCCTTTGCCAAGAAACAAAGTGATTCACCAAAAAATTATAGAAGTATGGTGACTAAATGTATTGATAATTTTGAAAAATTTAATGATAAACAAAAATTTGAATGTTTAAAATGTGCTATTATAGTTATTGATGCTTATGCAATGGAAGCTTATTATAACTCCATTGATTTAAATAATAAAATTAATTTAGGATTATAAATGCAAGGAGAAGAACTAGTTCATCAATTAAAAGCCGTATTGCCTAAATACCTTGATGGTGTATTTAATGATACTTACAATATTGTTTCTGCAACTAAAGCAGGTAATATTGTTACTATTCAAACAGACCAAGTTTCACATCTTAAAGTTGGCAATGGTGTTTTAATAACTGATGTAAAATTTGAAAACTCAATAGTATCTTTAAAAAGACATGATAATATAGCAATAGCTTTAACAACTAATCCACACGACTTTTTACCATCTGATAAAGAGATTGAAATAAGTGGTGCAAGTGATAGTAAATACAATGGAATTAAAAAAATTTATAATCAAAATCTTTTATTTGAAATAACAAGTTTTGCTGTAAATCAAGCAACTAATCAAATAACAATTACAACCACTGAAGCAAACCCTTTTATTGTAAATTCAAATTACAAAATAAGTCTTTATGATAGTCTTGGAAATTCTTTAGATATTGATAAAGGTATTGCTTCTATTACTAATCCAAATACCTTTATTATAAACAATAGTAGGGGAATTAACAATGATTGGGATATAAAATATATTTACTTAAAACCTTCTCCATACTTAATCTTTTTTGAAGTTGACCAAACCGCCACAACACCAGCAACAGGAAGTCCTATTGTAAAAAAATTAATTAATGGTGGCTTTAATGGATATAAATTGGTAACTAGTGTTCATAGTCATCAATTTACCTTTATAAATAATGACAATATTGGAACTATTGGCTATGGTGGAAAAGTTAAATCAGCTTCAAGAATCTTTGGTGCTTCTAGTTTAACCGATGCAAGAAATTTATATCAGAATTTTGCAACTACTGAAGATAATGGTGCAGTAACTTATAAACCAAGTCTTGCTGTTGTAATTAATGAAAGATTAATAGGAAAAGACCCTTATAACAATACAGATGTTAGTAATCAAGCTTTAAATTATCAAACATTAAGAATAATGCAAATTGTCCCAATTAGTCTTTTTATTTTTTATCCTCTTACTTATGAAAATAACAATTACACTAATGCTTATGTTAAAGATAAGTGTTTAAATTATTTTAAACCTATTTTAAAGTCTATTGGTGGTTTCGCACCTAGCTCTCAATTATCAGAAGCTTCGCATACTAGAATTACACCAATTAATGATGGTGTCGCTATTGAAGAAGATGGTTTATTTTGTTATAATTATAATTTTGAAACAACTATTTATTTAAGAAATAATCCATCAGCAGATGACTTCTTGAATGAAGTTGATAAAGTTGCCTTGAAAGAATTTAATTTTTTAATTCAAAATGAGCTTTTAAATGTTAGTGGTAAATTAAACTGAAAAAATTAAATTTTTAGGATTCATCATAAAATTATTCATTGTCATATAATTGCAAAATTGTGAACAAGCATCAGCATCATCATCGTGCGGAGCTTTTGGAAATCTTACCATTTGCGATTCAAATTCAGGATACCAAATAGCATCTTTAGGAACATAGATTCCTTTTGACATATAACCAGTAGCTGTTGAAAATCTTAATTCTTTTGAAGTTATACCAGGTTCGATTTTAATAAATCTAACTCCAGCACATCTAGGCTCGGTTTGTAATTCTTGCAATAATGATGAACCTGTATTTTTATCTTCAATTAAACAAAAATTTACTTTATATCCATTTGTTAAAAATTCTATCAAAGATTTTTTAGTCTTAGGATATAAACACCTCTCTGAGTATCTATCAATTAAATATGGTTTATTTTTTATAATTCCATATTTATGAAAACAAGATGGGTCATTAATCTGTTCAGCTTTTTGAGCGGAATCAACAGAGCATACAATATAATCAAATACTAGAGTTTCAAAATCAATTAATCTCGATGGCAAAAACCAATTAACATCTACTAAATTCCCTTCTTTATTAATAGGGTCTTGTAAGTATTGAGCAAAGAAAACAAATTTACCATTTGCAATTCCAGTTTCAGGGTCAACTACTCTATTTTTTAAATCATCAATTTTTTTCTGAGTAATAATTTGAGGTGATAATAAATCCCCCTCTTCAAAAGACATTTCAAACTTTACTTTTTCTGAAATATCTTTAATTTTTCTAGTATATTCAATAGTATAATATTTTTTAGCTTCAAAATAGGCTGGTATAGAAATATGAGTATATTCATCTCTTCTAGTTCTTAAAATATAACCAGTTAAATCTCTTGGGTCTAATCTTTGTTCGATAATTACAATAGAACCATTTGCATCTGGTCTTGATTCAAAACCCTCTGCCCATAATGTTAATGCCCTTGTCCTTTCTGCATCTGATAATAACATTTTAGTATTCATAAAATCATCAACAAGCATCATATCGCATCTTTCACCTGTAATACCACCTAAGGTAGAAAATCCTTTTCGTTCACCACCAAAGGGAGTTTGAATATGTGTTTGTGTATCTTTTCTTAAAGAAAATTCAGGAAATATTTTTTTATATTTTTCGTTTTCTATTACTAGTTTAGTCCAATCAATATTTCTTTTAACTAATTCATCTGTATTTGAAACACCAAAAATTCTTTCTTGTGGTCTATTTCCTAAAGCCCAAGCTGGTAAAGCACCAGAGATAATTGTTGACTTCATTAAACCCGGTGGAATATTTACAATTATTTTTGCATAACCTTTTTCTTTACGGAAACTTGCTTCGCAAATTTCACATAGATAATCAGTAACATAGGCTTCAATTAACTTCTTTCCGGGAAATATAGCATTAAAAGCCACTTCTTTATAAAATTTTCTAAAATTACTTCTATAAGAATCTAAATAACCAGCTTGAACAATCGAATCTAATTCTATATTACTTAATAACATTTTTATATTTTTTACTTAGTTTTAAACTATTTACTATTATTGACTTATGTTTGAAAATAATAATAATAATAAAAATTAATAAATCAAATATTTTTTATGAAAATCAAAATTGAAATTTTAAAAGAGTTTTTTTATGAAGGTAAATTTTTGCCAATTGGTCACTCTCTTGAATTAGAGGCTGATGAGTATGGAAATGTTTATGATTCATTTTGGGCTGAACAAATCAAATATAATGAATTTAGCAATCATTTAAAAATTATTAAACCTAAAACTAAATAAATATGACAATCGACCCTATTGCAAATTTAACATTGAAACCAGAAGACCCATTATATAAAGCTGATAGTGTAAAACCACTTATCATTGCTCAAGGTCTTGGAGCAGGTTTTACTTCAGGTAATATCTATAAATTAAACAATAATTTTGAAGATTATGAGGCACTTCTAGGAGCTGGTTCTCAAGCTTGCAATGCTGTAAAAGCATTTAAAATGGTTGATGTTTATACAGAGCTATCTATTATTCCAATTTCTGACAATGGTTCAGGTGTAGCGGCAACAGGTTCTATTGCCTTTACTGTTTCAAATCCTAAAATTGGTATTTTAGAAGTTATTGTTTCTGATGGTATTTTTGACAAATACACTTTAAACATTTTAACTACTTCTACCGCAACTACCATAGGTGATGATTTAGTAGCTCAAATTACAGCTAATAAAAATTCTTCAGTAACTGCCGTTAATTCGACTGGAACAATTACCTTTACTGCAAAAAATAAAGGAACTGCAATGAATATGGCAACCATTTTAATTAATGGTATTGTTTCTGGTGTTTCTTATACCATTACCGCTTTCTCAGGTGGTGCAACTGACCCAGTTATTACAAATGTTTTAGATAAAATTGCTGAAGCTCAATATGATTTAATTTTCCCTAAACATTTCTTAAGTAATGCCAAAGCTCACCTTGATGCTAAATGGAATACTCCAGATTTGTCAATTGAATCAGTTGGACATTTTGATGATGTTGATACTTATGCAAACATTACTTCATCTTTAGCACCAAATACATTAAACACTAAAACCATTCAAAAAGGTTGTGTTAAATTAATAAATAATTCAAATCATAAAGGTTCTTCTATTCCAGTTCAACCATTGATTTTAACTGCTTACAGAATAGCTATAAACACTTTAAGAGTATTCACTGATGCTCCTATTTCAAGATATATGCTTGGTGGTAATATTAGAGGTGGAGTTGATAAATTAGGTATTCCTTACCATAACATTATTTTAGCTGATTTACCAGTTCTTGTAGAAGGAACAAATTGGTCAACTACTGAAAGAAAAGCTATTAATGATTTAGGTGGTTCTGTTTATGGAATCGATGATACTGGAACTTATACCCTTACTAGCAAATATTTAATGACTTGCTATAAAAAAGCTACTGAAAGTGCTGATGGCAATACTTATTACAATTTAAACAAAGTTCATACATCTCGTTTTGTCAAAGGAACTTTTTATAAAAGAATTAAAAAAGATTGGTCACAAGCTGGAATGGTTAATGGACAAGCTCCTAATATTCCAGATAATAAATATATTGACAAACAATCATTTAAAGCTTGGATGTCAGGAATTTATAAAGAATTATCTGAATTTGGTATTGTTCAACCAGATAAAATTGATGATTTCTTAAAAAGTATTGTATTAAATATTAATACTGCAACAGGTTTAATTAGTGGTTCTTATTCTTTTTGGAATATGGGACAATTTGAAAAAGCTGATTTTGTATTAACTCCTAAAAATTAATTTATATGACAACTAACCTTAAAAGATTACAAATTGATAATAAAGATATTTGGATTGATGCCAATTCTTTACAAAGTGTTGCTGGATTAGGACAAACCGTTTCAAGACCTGTTATTAATGGCAATAAAACTCAAATTAGAATCACTGAAGACCAAACTACTAAAATTGGTTCAGTTCAATTCTCAGTAGCTAATTATGATGTTGCTGGCAATGAACAAAATCCAGTTCTTATATTTAGAAAATTAAAAGCTCAAAATAATAGTGGAGGATGCCAAATTGATATTTTATCAGAATCAGGTGGAGTTGATGAACAACACACTAGTTGTTCATTAATGAATGATTTGGAACAATCCTATGGACCAGATGGCTCTGTAATGTTTATGTTTCAAACCAATCCTTCTACCTTAACTAATCAATAATAAAATATGTCAAATATTAAAATTAATCCTGATTATAAATACGAAAAAACAATAACTATTAAAATTAATCCAAGTTTTGAAGTTAAGGTAAATAATAAACCTGATTCTGTAGTTACTGAAATTGAACTTGTTGATATACAAATTAACCAAATGGAAAATTTTCAACAAGCTGGAAAAGGTAAAGAAGATGTTGCTGGTGCCGAGTTTGATTTTCTTATCAACAATAAATTAATCAAAGCAAAAGGCGAAGACCAACCTTTATCTAAAGTTTCTATCTCTGCTAAATTGGCTTATGCTATTCATAGAAAATATGTAGACGCTTTTTTATCAGTAGGGTCAATTTTGACGGAGACACAAGAAAACGAATAAATAAATTCGGTATTCCACAAGATTGGCAGAGAAAGATAGTAGATAGTTTGATTAAAAATTTAAAAAGACAAATTTTTGAATTTTTATCTTATCACAAATCAATATTTACTTATAGTGAAATTGTAAATTTTACTATTGGTGAATTTGAAGAATATATACAAATAGCAAATAACCACGCTAAAAAAGTAAGTGCCGAAATAAAAAGGCAACAAGATTTAGCGGAATTACAAAGTAAATTAAACAATGGCAAATATAAACAAAGGCGGAGCTAAATTTACAATTGACACTATTGATAATTTATCCCCTAAATTAGAACAGGTTGCTAAAAGTGCCAAAAAAGCTAAGAAAGAAATTGATGATTTAGGTAATGAAATAGATGACCTTAATAAAAAAACCGCAAAAAGTAGATTAACCCCCATAAGCTATTCAACTGATTTAGCGGGAAAGGTTACTGGAGTTCAAAAATATCAAGGTGCTAATAGTAAATATACCACTGGCACAATGTCTTTTGAGCAGTTTAAATCTTCTATTGGTGGACAATCTATTGCTGATTTAAAAAGAATTGATTCTGAAGCTAGAAAAGCAAATCTTAGAGAACAAATAATGCAAAAGCAAAATCTTAAAGTTATGAAAGATTTAGGCACTCCTTCTTTTGGTGTTAGAAATTCTGCCTTTGATAAAATTAATAAACCATTATCTGCCACTCAAAAATTAAGACAACAAGAGCAGGCTTGGAAAGAAGTTTATGGCTCATCAATATCAGCACAAACAAAGCAAGCTCAAATGAATGCAATGTTTGCCCAAAATGAAAGAGCTTCTAAAGAAAATTCTAAATTAATATCTAATCAAACTAAAAAAGAAATTGCATTAAGAAATGAAACCCTTGATATTGCTAAAAATTATAATAAAGAATATGCTAAAAATCTTTCTGATAAAATAAAACAAGAAAAGAAAGACAATATTAAATTTCAAACTGAACAAAATAAAATACATAAAAGGTCTGCTAAAGAAAGAGAACTGTTGGAAAAAAGATTTAATAAAGAATTGATGCAAAAAAGAAAATTGGAAAGCAATGCTCCGTTTTCTGCTTTGGGATATAGAACTGATTTGAATGGTAAAATTATTGGAACATATCAAGCTAGAAAATCATCTGGCTTTACCTCTTCAATGTATAACGATATTGGTCTTAATGCTCCAACTATGATTGACCCTCAGGTTCTAAATCAAGAAACTGAAAGGAAAAAAAAGGAAAGAGCTAGTTATTTTGGAACTACCAAGAGAGCAATGAGGTATTTAGCTGCATATAAAATTGCATCTACTATTCAAGAAGCTCCTTCAAGAATGTTTGATAATATGCGTTCGATGGATGCTTTACGAAATTCTGCTAAAGTTATTTTATCAAGCCAATATTATACTGGTGGAACAAAAGAACAAGACATTAGTAATGCTAATAAAGAGATTGAATATTTATATGGACTAGGGCAAAAATATGGTGTTAATATAAATGCCATAGCAAATTCACATATTAAAATGTTAGGTGCTGGTGGTAAAGATAGAATGTCTTTAGATAAGATTAGAGCGGTGACTGAAACTGGCACCATTTACTCAGCTTTATTTAATTTAACAGCTGAAGAGACTGGTTTTTTACAAAAAGGTTTTCAACAAACTTTAACTAAAGAAAAAATTAGTGCTGAAGAAGTTAATCAACAAATTAATGAACAAGTTGCAGGTTTTTATGATACATTATTAGTAGCTACTAATTTAGCAATAAATGACCCTAGAAATGCTCATAAATATGCACAATATAGAGGAAAAATTAATAGAACCCAAGATATATTTCCTTTAATGAAAGAAAATGTTTTAGGTGCTGGTGTTATGCCATATTTAAAACAAGCTCTTGAATTAAAATTTGGTGATAAATTAGATGATAAATTTAAAAGTTTATCAGCTGAAATTGGAAGATTGAGTTCGTCTATATCAAACTTATCTGATATTTCTAGTAAAAAAGCAGTTCCTGCCTTTTCAAATTTAACTAGAGGTGTAAATTATGTTGTTCAAACTGGCTTAATTGGAATGAAAGATGAAGAAGGAAATATAGATTATTATACAAACATATTTAATGACCCAAAAAAAACCAAAGCACAAAAAACTTTAGGAACTGGTTTTAAATTATCTGAAACAGGCGCTACTAGTGCGTTAATAGGTCTTGGAGCAAAATATGCTATTAAATATGGCTCAAGATTGTTTGGTGCTGGCGTGGGTGGTGCTGCTCTTGCTAATCCAATGGGAGCGGCAATAGGTCTTACTTTTGCTGGATATACTTTAGGTAAAGATATTTGGGATGGCTCTAAAAAAAGAGCTGAGAATTTACCTTTAGAAGAATATGGTTATAATAAGTGGTTTGATTTAAACTTCACAGATGATTATAATGAAAGAAAAAAATGGGATAAAATCTGGAATAGAAAAGGAATGAGTATTGCAGATTATTCAAAGCAAAATAAAAACTTGCTTCTAGATGCTATTGCAAATCAAAATATGACACCAATTCCACAAGGAACTGAAATTCAGCCACAATTACAAATTATTATGCCTAAACAAGAAATTGAATTGGTTTTAAGAATTGAAGGTGGACTACCTAATGGTTTAAATATGACTCCATATAAAACTAAACAAACAGCCAACTCTAATGTTAATTTTACTTTTGATACTGGTAAAAATATAAGTGTAGGAGGTGTAGGTGGCTATTAATTCATTTTGGCAAAGAGCCAAATTTTCTTGCAATGGTAAAAGCTCTCAATTCTTTTGTGAAGTAGCTCAAAAACCTGATTTAGGAAGAAAAACAGCAATTCACGAATTTCCTGATTCTATAAAATCAAGATATGTTGAAGATACTGGAGAAAAATCACCAATTTATGTTTTAAATATATTTATTGAAGCCAATAATAATACTGGAACTTCCTATAAAAGAAACAAGAAAAAGTTTGAAGAAGTAATGAGTCAAAAAGGGATTGGAGTATTAATCCACCCAACTGAAGGTAAAAAGAAAGTTGTTGTTGTTCAATGTCAATTAACTAATGAACAATTACAAGGAGAAATTGGAAGGGTTCAATATCAAGTAACCTTTGCTGAAAGTGATAAGAATAAATTTCCTGAAGGTGTTAATAATGAGAAAAGTTTATTAAATGAATTTTATAAATTAATTGGTGAAAAAAATGCTCAGTTATTAAAAGATGCTATTGAAGGAGCTAATGAATTAGCTGAAACTTACAATGAAGCAAGAGATGCAATAGACGAGGTTACCAATACTATTAATGATGTAATTGGTTTTGCTAATGGCATTGTTGATGAAGTTGCTGGTGTTGTGGCTGATATTAATGAGTTTATGACTTCAATTAATAGTTTAATGCAATTACCAGGTCAATTAATTGGAAAATTAAGCAATATCTTTGAAAGTGTCTTAAATGCTTTTGATAACTTTACCTCTAATATTAAAAACTCTGAAAGAATATTTAATAGCGTTCAATTTTCTACTAATAGTTCTAAAAATGCAGTTGCAACTTATACAAAAATTGCCTGTTTATCAAATGCTATGCAAGCAAGTTCTCAGGTTGACTATACTAATCAAGAGCAAATCGATTCAATGATTAAAAGACTTGATAAAATGTATTTTCAATTCGAACAAAATAAGATTGACGATGAATTATATTCTTACTTAGAAAATGCTAGATTACAAAACATTAAATTGTTAAATAGTTTAAAATTAAAATTACCAAATATAAAAGTTATTGATGTTAAGGAATCTACTCCAGCAGTTATTTTAACATATCAATATTATGGTTCTGAAACCCCATCTGAATATCAAAATATTATAGATTTAAACAATCCCGAGGATAGTGCAAATTTAAAAGGTAAAATTAATATTTTCTTATAAAATGGCTATTAATATTATATCTGCAACAATTAATAATAAAATTTACACAAGTTTCATATCTTATAATATTGATATTGATTTAGAATCTTTGGTTAATATTTTTGAATTAATTGTTTCCGTCCCTGATGATGAAATAATTAATATTGGTGATAGAATTGAAATTAAAGTAGATAATGAAGAATTAATTGACGGCTTTATAGAAAGAGTTAGTGAGTCTGATTCTAATTATGGAAATCTTATTAAAATAAGTGGTAGAGATAGATTAGGTGATTTAGTTGATAGCAAGGTTGGAGCTAAAATATATAAGCCTCCAATGGATTTTATTACTTTATGTAAAAATGCTTTAGAAACTATTAATTTTAAAATAATTCCTTTTAAAAGGTTTATTGGTTACAAATCTAACGAAGTATCAATAATAAATAAATATGGATTAATTGATAAGTTAGGTTCTGAAGATGATATTTCTCATCGTGATGGTGATTCTGCTTTTGAAGTTATTAAAAGATGTGCTGATAAAAGAGGTTTAATCTTAACTACTGATGGCTTTAGCAATCTTGTAATTAATGATATTGGCGAAAATAGATGTAATACTATTTTACAAAGAGTTATAGGTGGTTCTGAAAATAATATTATTCAATCAAGTGTTGATAGAGATTGGACTCATCGTTTTCATAAATATATTGTAAAATCAACAGCAGGAAATGGTGATGGTGGAACTATGGAAATTATCGAGCCTTTGCCGATTAATAGCGATAGGGTTTTTACAACTAAAGTTTCAAGACAAAATTATGGTTCTTTTGTTAATACGCAAGCGGAAACTATTGATAGTGAAGTAAGAGAAACAAGAACTCATTATCATTATATGTCAATGACCTCAACACGAAAAGCAGTTGCTAGAGCTAAATGGGAGGCAAATATACAAAAAACTAAATCATTTACTTATTCTTGTGAAATTTATGGATTTAGACAAAATCTAAATGAAAATATTAAATTTAATCCACTATGGAAAGTTAATAATTTAGTTGATGTTTGGGACGAAAGAAGAAGGGTTTTTGGTTCTTACTTAATTAAATCAATAAATTATTCAAAAACTAATGAAAATGGTACTACAACCCTTTTGCAATTGGTTGATAAATATGCTTATACGGATTCTCTATTTGAACCAATATCAGAAAGAATTAGAGGTAGAAAAAGAGTTAGTAAAGAACCAGAAAAAATATTATGAACAAAGAAATAATTAATCAATTAATTTCCTTAAGAGATTCTATCCGATGGGGAACTATAACTAAAGCTTATAAAGAAGGTAATCAAATTCTACTTAGAGTTTTAATTTGCCCTTCAAATATTGAAATTGATGATGTTGTTTTGGTAAATCAATCCAAATCAAATGTATATCCTAATATTAATACTAAATGTTTGATAATAAATCCACCTTCAAAAAATGATGATTATTACGCTTTTGCTTTTGATGCTGAGAATGCTAATTCAGTCGAAGAAGGTGAATTATGTTTATACTCCAATGCAAATAATTCACTTATTTTTAAAGCAAACGGCGATATTGACATAAAATCGAATTCAAATATAATCAAACTCAATTCCAATGGCATTGAAATAACTGGAAATGTTAAAATAACAGGTAATTTAGAAGTTAGTGGTAATGCAACATTAACAGGCTCTGGAACAACTATTGCGGGCAAACAATTCCTCACTCATATTCATAGTGGGGTATTATCTGGACCAGCAACAACTGGAGGAGTTGTATGACAATGGGTTTAAAAGAATTTAAGGTAGGTGATTCTACTTTATATGATTTAGATTTTGATAAAGAGGGTAATTCTCTTTATAATGCTATTTTAATATCTCTTTACAGCAATCAAAGAGATGAAACCATTGAAATTCCTGAAAGGAGAGGTGGTTGGCACGGAAATTTGATATTACATAGTGATGGTTTTGAACAAGGTAGTTTATTATGGACTTTAGAGCAATCTAAATTAGACCAAGATACTGCAATATTATTTCAAAGCTACATTGAAGAATGTTTAGAATGGTTATTAACTGACAACATTGCAAGTGAAGTAAATGTTGATTTTATTAATATTATTGATAACAAAATTGAAATAATTGATATAGAAAAAATTGATTATTCTAAATCAACTCTTCAATTTAAAATAACTATTATTGACCAAAATGGTAATAATATTGATTTAAAAAATTTACAATATTTAAGTTATAATGGCTGAATTTAACACACCAGATACAAGAAAAGAAGTAGTCGACAAGATGGTCGCTGAAGTTAGTATTGAAACTAATGGTGATTTTTACAAAGTTGACTTAAATAAAACCTTATTAGCTAGTATTGGCTCAAGAATATTTGATGTTTATAGAAAATCAGTTAGACAATTTAAACAATACTTTATCACAACCGCTGAAGATTTTTATTTAACACAACACGGAAACGATTTAGGAATTTCTTTAAATCCTGCAACACCAGCTGAAGGTAATGTTATTTTCACTGGAACTTCTGGAGTTATTATTCCAACTAATAGTCAATTACAATCTGCAAATGGTATAACCTATGCAACTCAAAGCGATGCAACTATAACATTAAATCAAATTATACCTAGCTCTATTTCAAGAACTGGAAGTGTAGTTTCTGTTTTCTTTTCCAATCCTCATAATCTTGCAAGTGGTTTTATTATTGACTCCATAACTGGAGCAACTCCTGATGATTTTAATGTTGTTAACCAACCAATCGTAGTAGTTAATGACAATACTTTTACCTTTGAAAAAGCTGGAACTATTGGAACACCTACTGGCACAATTGTTGTTCAATGGAAAAGTGCTAAAGTAGGAGTTAAAGCAACAACAAGTGGTTTAAATACTAATCAAATCGCAGGAACAAAACTTATTACCACAACCACTATTCCAAATGTTGATTCAAGTGTTTATGTTGATAATGGTGAATTATCCAATGGAACTGATGTTGAAGATTTTGAATCTTATCGCGAAAGGCTTTTATTTAGAAAGCAACAACCAGTAGCTCATTTTAATAAAAATGAAATTATAAACCAAGCTAAAAAAATATCAGGGGTTACTAGAGTTTGGGTATTTAGCCCATCAACAGTATCTTCTACAATATCAATTACATCACTAACTAGAAATGGTAATGTTGCCACTGCAGTTTCTACTGGTAATGTTATGATAGATGGTTCTTTTATCAATGTTTCTGGTGCTGATCAAAGTGCTTACAATATTAAAGCTAGAGTTTTAGTCGATGGTAATAATATTTATTTTAAAGTTGCAAATAATCCAACAACACCAGCAACAGGAACTATTACCGCAAGTCATAGTTATGTTTCACCTGGTCAAGTAGCTGTTTTATTTACTAGAGACGACGATACTTCAAATATTCCATCTTCTTTAGAAGTTACTAAGGTTAGAGATGAAATACTTAAAATAATTCCAAGCAATATGGTTGAAGAAGATTTATCAGTTTTATCACCAATTGCAAATCCAGTAAATTTTACATTTTCTTCTCTAGAGCCAAATACTTCTGCGATGCAAAATGCTATTGCTAATAATTTAAAAAATTATTTTAAAACTCAAAATAATGTTGGTGAGACAGATAAAATTGACAATATTAGGGCTGTAATAGCCAATTCCTTCGATTCAACTGGTGCAAAGCCTAAATATACTTTAGCTTCTCCATCAGCTGATATAGTTAATACTTTTAATAAATTATCAACCCTTGGAACAATAACTTTCTAATGAAAAACTATTTACCATTAACAAAAGAAGAGCATACCAGCATAATGTTGAAGTATCTACCTAGTGGAAGGGTTTTTGCTTCTAAAGATTATAAAGAATCAAATCTTTATAAATTATTTTTTGGTTTATCAGGAAGTATAAAAGCAATTGATGATTTATTTAATACTCATTGGAACAATCTTTCAATATTAACTTGCGATAGTTTGCCTTATTTAGAATTATGGGAAGCTAGTGTTGGTATTCCTGATAAAATATTTCCAAATACTAGCTCACTATCCTTTGAAGAAAGAAAGAAACAAGTTTTAGTTAAATTAAGAAGTTTAGGAGTTTTAAATATTGATGAAATTAGAAATTTAATAGCATTATTAAACATTAATATAACTATTGAAAATGCTCAATATTCAGTTGCTCCACCTTATATTCCTCCAGTTATTCCAACTTCTTTACCAGAAGCTAGATTTGTTTTAAATGTTAGAATGGGTCAATCTATTGTTAATAATGCACCTCCTTATACTCCTCCAGTTATTCCAACTGGGTTTTCATCAGAAGTAAGGGAATTGTTATTGGCAATAAAACCAAGTAATACACAAATTAATTTTATATAAAATATGGCAAATAAACAAACGATATTTCAAAATAATAATTCAACAATCCCAGTAGATGATGTTTGGTATAATATGGTTAATAGTGAGCTTAAAAATGTTTGCACAAAAACTGGGCAAACTATTGATGCAGACATAGACCAAACAATTAAAGGTATGGCTATAATTGCCTCACAAGCTTCTTTATATTGCGTTGACACTGGAACAGCAAATGCTTATGTATTAAATCCTGTTAGCCCTTTACAAGCACCACCAGTTATAAGAACTGGTATGTCAATTAAATTTGCTACTGGAAATGCTAATACAGGCTCTACTAATATTAATGCTTATGGTTTTGGCAATATTTTAGCTAAAAACCAAGATGGAACAAATTTAGGTGCTGGAGATATTCCTGCTAATGTTATGGTAGAAATGTATTACAATGGAACTAATTGGATATTAATTAAATCAGCAACCAAAGCCACCACCACC